AGACTCTTAATGGTGCACTATCAGATAATGAATTTGGAACTGGAGGATCTGGAACAACTATTACTCTTACTGATTCTACTGGTTTTGCATCAGCAGGTAAAATATTAGTTGGTGGAGAGTTAATAACATATACAAGCATCATTGGTAATGTGCTACAAGGCATAGTACGAGGCACAAATGGCACAACACGAACTGCTCACGATTCTGGTGCATCTGTGCAGGATGCATCAAACTATGTTTCTTGGGGTGAATCTGTTAGCACAAGCGAATTAACACTTGATCCAGGTAATTGGTCTTTAGATAATTTTGGTCAAAAACTTGTAGCCACAATTCACAATGATAGAACATTTACTTGGAATCCAATAACACTTGACTCTAATGCACTAACAACAAGAGCTGTTGTTGTATCAGGTGCTCCTACAAAATCTTCAATGTCAATAGTATCTGAAAGAGATAGACATCTGATACATCTAGGTACAAACACAGACATAAGTGATGGTAATACACAGAACTTGATGTTCATAAGATTCTCAGATCAAGAAGACATAACATCTTATACACCTACTTCAACAAATACTGCAGGAACATTTCAACTTGACTCTGGCAGTAGAATAATAGGTGCAGCAAAAGCAAAAGATTATATTCTAATTTTAACTGACACTTCTGCTTATAGAATGCAATTTGTTGGCCCACCATTTACTTTTAGTATTACACAAGTAGGGTCAAACTGTGGTCTAATTTCTCAACACGGTGTAGTATATGCTAATGGTGCTTGTTTTTGGATGGGACGTTCCGGTGGTTTTTATATGTATGACGGCACAGTAAAAAAAATGCCTTGTTCAGTTGAGGACTTTGTATTTACAACTAAAGACACAACTGACCTTGGTATCAACCTATCAGCCAGTGACACAATATATGCACAGTATAATTCGTTATTTAGTGAAATAAATTGGTTCTATCCAAAAAGTGGTTCTTCACAAATTGATAGAAGTGTTACGTTAAATTATCAAGAGGGTGTGTGGACAACCGGTAGCTTAGCTCGTACTATTTATCACGACAAAACAGTATTTGATAATCCTATTGCTGGTGAGTTTGATCTAACAGGCACACCTACTTTTCCTACGATTCAAGGTGTTACAAATACAAATGGAGCCACCACTCTTTATTTTCACGAAACGGGTACAGACGAAGTTGATGATGCAGGTAATGTAACCTCTGTAATTGGTAGTATACAAAGTGGAGATTTTGAACTACCCCTTGATGGTACGTTAGGTCAAATATTTGCAAAGATTAGAAGATTCATACCTGACTTTAGAGCATTAACTGGTAATGCTCAGGTTACTATTAACTTACGGGATTTTCCCAATGACACGGAGGTATCTTCAACTCTTGGACCATTTACAGTTGACTCTAGTACAAAAAAAATAGATACTCGTTCAAGAGCACGAGCGGTAAATTTTGATTTAAGAAATACGGCTAGTGGAGAATCCTGGAGATTTGGAACATTTAGAGCTGATATTCAACCGGATGGACAAAGATAATGGTAAAGAAAAAAGATCCCAAAGTAGGAACTGGTAAAAAACCAAAGGGTAGTGATCGTAGACTTTATACTGATGAGAACCCTAAAGATACTGTACGAATTAAATTTGCTACACCCACAGATGCTCGTAATACGGTTGCTAAAGTAAGAAAAATTAATAAACCTTATGCACGTAAAATACAAATACTAACAGTTATGGAACAACGTGCAAAGGTGATGGGAAAAACACAAGTTGTAAGTATTGCAAAAAAAGCAAAAGAGTCTTTAAAGCGAGGGAGAAAAAAAGTTGGCTAAAATTAATATAATAATACCTGAACCTAATGCAGAATACATTGTTGATAATCAACGACAAACAAAATATGGTTTGGATACACTTGTAACACAACTGAACACGTCTTATCAAATTGATCTTAAGAATGAACAAGATGCTTTTAATTGGTTTTTACAATGACAGTACGTTATAAAAATGCAGGATTTAATTTAACGACTACAGGAACGACATCAGTGTTGACTGCGCCAACAACTGGGAGATGTTTAATTAAACAAATACAAGCTCACAACGGCTCGTCAGGTGCAGTGAATTTAGCTACACAAGTAACTGATACAAGTGCAGGAGCAACATTTCGAATAGATAATGCATCAATAGCGGCTAACACCACAAGGCAGATTATATCTGAAACCTTAGTTTTAGAAGAGGGAGATATACTTAAACTCACTGCAGGTACCGCAAATGAAATACAGGGTATTGTGTCATATGCTTTAATTGATAGATCACAAGAAAACGGATAATTTTACTTGCTTTGTATTTTTTTAATTGTTAAAAATAAATATGAAAACAATTAAATGTGAAACTAAGCAAACATTTAGAAATAAAAAAACTCACCAACAATATCTAAATGAAGCTCACGCACTAGCTGACGTAGAGGATCCAAACACAGACACAGTTAAGGACGACATTGTAATTGATACAAATGTTATAGTCCCTGGTTTTGATTTATTTGGCGATAGTCAATGAAAATACTTATAAATCATAAAACGGCTGAAGCTGAAATGCATTTTAACAAAAAAGAATTAGATATTTTAAATAAAAAGAAAAAACTTGTTTTTGATCCTTCAAGTGCGAGAGATTTTGCAAATCATTTAGGAGCAATTGCTACTGATATCATTATGTCTTTAGAGAAAAATAATCATCCTGATTTAATGAAAATGTCTGAGGATGGTGGAGAGATTAAATCAAAATGAACCCTTCTGGTGGCACAGAGTTACAATTAGGTTTTTTACAAAAGTTTGTAGATAACAAACTATTAGATAAATTTAATATTACTACATCAGTTCCTGAAAAAACTCCTCTGTCAAAAGATAAGATAAATATATTATGGCAAAAAAATAGTTATGATCAACCTAACATAGCACCGTGGTTTAAAGATAAAAGAAATCACGATAAGTATGATTGGTATGTATTTAACTCACATTGGAATTATGAAAAATTTAGAATGATGTTTGATGTACCAACAAATAAATGTCACGTTATAAAAAATGGTGTTACAAACTTTCCGGAAAGAACAGTATACAAACCTGGAGATACACTACGAGTAATTCATCAGAACACACCTTGGCGAGGTCTCAATGTGCTTTTAGCAGCTATGCAACATCTACAAAATGATAATATAATATTAGACGTGTACTCAAGCACAGAAATATACGGCAAAGAATTTGATGAAAAAAACCGTGCAGAGTATGAGCCTTTGTTTGAACAAGCTCGTAAATTACCTAACGTCAACTATATTGGATACAGATCAAATGATTTTATTTTAGAAAAATTACCTAATTATCATATGTATGCTTATCCAAGTATTTGGGAAGAAACATCTTGTATATCATTATTAGAGTGTATGGCTGCAGGTTTATATTGTATTACAACTAATTTTGGTGCTTTGTATGAAACGGGATCCGAGTTTCCAATTTATGTAACGTATGACAAAGATCCTTCAAGATTGGCTGCAGTATTTGCACACGGCATTAGAGATTCACTAAGCACGCTTCACGAGCCAGTCATTCAAAAACACTTGAATAGACAACAAGATTTTGTAAAAAATTATTATTCTTGGGACAAAAAAGCAGTTGAATGGACTTTTTTTCTAAAAGGTGTGCTTGGTGGTCAATAATAAACCAATCTGGATAGAGCACGAAGATAAAATTGTAGATAGAATTCATTTACACGTGGCAACTCCTGTACACAGTGAGGTGTCCATACACTATACTCAAAGTTTACTTGAATTACAAAAACAATGTTGGAAGAGAAAAATGAGGTGCACCTTTCAACTAATGAAATCTTCTTTAGTCACACAAGGTCGTAATCTTTGTGTAAGTGGTTTTCTTGAAAACAAAGATGCAACTCATCTATTATTTATAGATTCAGATATTGCTTTTGAACCACAATCTGTTTTTACGTTATTAGAAAAACAAAAAGAGATTATCTCAATGGTTTATCCTATGAAAACACTTAATATGAAAAAATTAATAAAAAAGGTGCAGGAAGGTAAGGTTATTGATGAGGTTAGAGCACATAGTGCCGCGCTTACATATCCTGTCCGATTGACCGATGATCACAATGAGGTTCGTATAAATGATGGTGTCATAGAGGCAGATCATATGCCGACAGGTTTTATGTTGATACAACGAAACGTATTTAACAAATTAATAAAAGCATACCCTGAGAAGAAAATAAAACAAAAAACTATAATAAATGGTGAATTTGCCGATAGGCCACACTTTTGGAACTTTTTTGACACACATTTTGACCCAAAAACAAGTTCCTATCTAGGTGAGGATTTTGCTTTTTGCTTATTATGGAAAAAAATAGGCGGCAAATGTTTTGTTTACATCAGTGATTATATAACACACGTAGGTGAATATCAGTATACAGGCAGACTTTCTGATGAGATGGTGCCCCACGGTGTTGAAACCTTAGCTAAAACAGAGTAGAATGAAACCTAGTAATTACTAGGAGTATTGAATGTTAAAATGGTTTCTAAAACTTTTGCCGAAATCAATAAAAGTTTCGTTAAAAAAAATCCTTCAAAAGGACATCGCAAATAAAGGTATTAATGGTGACACTGAGATCACTTTTATCAACAAACAACAAAGACAATTTTTAAAATCATTAGGAGGAGCAGATTCTCTTAATACAGCGACTGGTCTCAGACAATATTTTTTACAAGGTCTGATGCTGCCAATAGCAATTGGTGCTGGTATTGGTGGTATTTCTGCTTTAGCACGTGGCGAGTCAGCACGTAATGTTTTTAAATCAATTGGTTTAGGTGCTTTATTTGGTGGTATTGGTGGTTATGCTTTTTCTAGTCTTGGAGGAGCCGCTGCCGGTAGTGCTCCAGTAGCAGGAACAAATCTTACACAGGCACAAGCATTGAACCTTGGTTTTGGATCAGCGTCAGGTGGAACAGGTGCTGCCTCCACAGCTTTAATGGAGACTGCAAGAGCACCTCTAACAACAATGCAAGCTGTAGGAATAGGTTCAGCCGGCGGTCAATTAGCTAGCTCTCTTACTGCAAGTGGTAAATCACAAGAACAAATGGCAGAAGATCTATCACCTTACAGTGAAGAGCAATATGCAACAGCTTATTCAAAAGCTAGAGATAATCTTCAAGGTATTT